TTCCGTACTTATCTTCACTTAAGAGAGCTTGCATCAGTTTCATAGAAAATCTTTCCTGTAGAATTTACCTAAAATATTATCGTTGTAGTATAACGGATTATTTTCGATTGCATCGTATTTAAATAAATATTTGCATTCGTAGTAGGTAAGCATTTTCTTAGAAGTTACAAACTCTAAGATCTCTTTTTGAAACTGCTCTTTAGGGTGAATCTTAGTTAGAGTTAGGAACTCTTTATTTGATCCGTAGTAGTTAGCCCAATCGCTTTCTTTGGTAACGAGCTTGGTGGTTGGCTTGCGGCCAGGACCAGTCTGTTCGGCAATCTCTTTTTTAGTAAGCTTTACCTTGCGGGTAAAGTACAATACCTTTTTGCCGATGTATCTTTTGTTAGTAGGGGTGTGAGTGATCTGATAGATAAATCCGTAAGTGCCTTCCGGAATATCTTTTAACTCAGTAATACCTCTACCCTTATAAGTCCAGGTAGGTTCAGTCATGTTTTATGTTTACTGGTTATTAGTTCTCCCAGTTGCTACTCCAAACAAAAATCTTAGAATTGCTATAATCTACTGATACTTCAGCTCGGCCTGACCAATCTAGCTTAATTGGAGAGTTCGTTCCAACACCTCCGTTGATACTGGTGTCTACTAACCTGTATCTTTCGTTAGTACTGGATCTGTAACCCAACCAGTAAATGCTCCAACCGTTTTTAGCAGTCGGGGTAACGATAGTTAACTGTAATAAGTTAGCTCCGCTAACGTTGTTAATAGCGGTGCTGTAGTCAGTTAAGAGACCTCCTAAACCTATAATTAATTGATCTGAAGTTCCATCTTGAGGTTCGAGATTAATAGTACCCCCATTTAGTTCATACAGGTTAGGAATAGTGGTAGTAGTAATTCTTTCAGTAGGGGATAAAGCAGTTGTATTTTGGTACCATTGTGTCGGTACAGTACGATCGCTTGGCTCTAGAGCTGTATCGGATTGATAAACTGTCCAGTGTTGAGGCACCATACCTTCATTATTACCCTCGCCCCATACTAGGAAGCTAGAGATAAATCTATCTCCAGGTTTAAAATCATTAGTAATAAATCCAACTACAGGATCGGTGCTAGACCACGTACCTGTAGTTCCGTTTCCGTCAGCCCAGGCGTAGTTCTTAATGTCCGCAATATAGTCTATGCTGTATCCGTTACCAGAGCCATTACAAAGGATCTGAACCGGGATATAACCTCCTCCGTCCGGGTATGTTGCTGTAGCAGCTTCGTATCTTAAACGTAGTCTATTTAATGAGCTTCCGTTATTACGTATGTTGAGGTAATTATACCCCTTTGCTAAAGTATACTCATATACTCCCTCCTCTGTGGTAATTTGTAGGGGAGCTGATACACTAAATGTTTGAAGAGCTCCTTCTATGTAGCTAAGAGTGTAACTTACTACGTTAGTTGAAACAGTTTTACCTGTAATTCTATAGGTACCTATACCTTGAGGAATTGTATCTTCAGATAATGTGATAATACTCCCCGGTGCTAGTTGAGTTAATTTTGTACCTTTATCCACTCCGCCACTTGCTGTTTTCCAAAAAGCTACACGAGTAACTAAGGCGGGGTTAGAGTTGTTTATCGTAGCGTTACCTGCTGAAGTTGGATCAGAAGACAGTAGCGCTTGAATACTCCAATCTGCTTCACTAGAAATAAAGTCTACATCGAATACTACGTTGCTAACGCCGCTTGGTGCATCTCGTGAAATAGAGGGGTTCTGTAGAGAGCCGGTATTAATTACAAAAGATCCTGTGCTAAAGTAGGTTAGTTTACCTGTTGTTGTGTTGAAGCCTACAAAGTTAGATTGAGCTGTATTATCTAACCCTGGTGCGTAGATATCGTAGTCAAAATAAGCGTCTCCTGATGCTGTAAGTGTTAATGCGGTTCTTTCTGTAGTGGTTCCGCCGCCGCCAGCAAAAGCTGTTTTAATTACAACATCTGTGTCGAAATTACCTAGTCCGTGAGCTACTGCGTTTTTAAACTGTATAGATGCTGGTGCTGAGTTCTGAGTAGTAGCCGATGCTGCTATCACACCTGTGATTGCTCCAGCGTTAGATGAACTTCCTAAAAGCCTGATGTGAGGAGCTGCTGCAGTCGGAGGGGTAGATTTATCGATAGTGACAATCTGGCTTCCTGAAGTGTAGGCGAAAGCTGAATCTCCACCAAAACTACCTAACTGATTAAATTGAATGTGTGTGTTAGAGCCGCCTGGTGAGGTAGTTCCTCCTGTAGCACCTGGTATAAAGATTTGAGCTTCTCCAGATGGATTTTCAAGTACGGTAACACCGCTTCCTGTAAAGTTTAAAGTGTTTGTCAGTACTATAAAAGGATCTGGTGTTACGTCTAAGTCGTTAACTGTGATTAATCCACCGCCGCCAGCTCCAGAGCCTGTATTTACTGTTAAAGTAAAGGTTGATCCGTCTCCTTTAGTGAAGCTTAAAGTGTTTAAATTCACACTACCGGTCACCATAAGAGATCCTGTAGCAGAAGGTTGCAATCCTGATCCTCCGCCAGCTAATGCTCCTAAATCTAAAAGGTAATTAGTATTCTTACTGTAGAGGGTTATTGTGTCTACTCCATCGAAAGAACCGCTATAGACATATGAGCCGGTAGCTCCGTTAAGAGCTGTTAAGCTAGTCTGTGCAGAGCCGGTAAAAGCATTGAGCTGTGTGATATCTGTAGCGATGCCGCCAGCTAGTGCAGTAAGGTCAATGTCATGGTTTACGTCTTTGCTATATAGTCTTATAGTATTAGCTCCTATATAAGATCCACTATAAACGTAAGATCCTGTTGCAGCTTCTAAGCTAGCTAACCTGTTGCTGGCAGAACCTGTATTTACTGTTACAGCATCAGTTGTACCGTCTCCCTGAAAGAAGGTAATAGTATTAAGGTTAACTGAAGAGGAGTAATAAAAGGAACCCGTATCGGAAGGCTGTAATCCTGATCCTCCGCCTACTCCAGAACCTGTGTTTACGGTTACAGTAAAGGTAGTGCCGTTTCCTTTAGTAAAGGTAATTACGTTAAGAGCAGCAGATGCAGTAGTGATAAAAGATCCGGTTGCTGTATTAAGTGCAGAAACTCTAACTAATGAACCTGTCTCTAGGTCATCTACAAAACCTGAGAGGTCGATCGAATGGGTATCGCTACCTGTTGTGTGCAGATATAGAATTCCGCTAGCGTAAGAGCTTGAGTAGTAATATGACTCAAGGTTTGTATCCATTTCTAGATACGTTAATTCTGCTCCTTTTCCGGTGTTGTTCCCCGTATTATCTCTTAGAGTAATTGCCATGGCAAGTTTTTAAATAAATAGATATTATACTTCGTTCTTACATATCTAATTTAACCACAAATGTCATATCTGTATACCTGCTCTTAGGTACAGGCTGAGATAATTTACCTATAGCAACTAATTCGTCAGAATCATTATATAAGCCTACTGTGGTTACGTATGGTTGAAAGTAGCTACTAGTTACAAAACCGTATACATCTCCTTCACTACCGCTTTGAAGAGTAGGATTATGTGTGTATAATAAATCTTGATCTCGTACTGTACATCTGTAATTGTGAGTATAAATCTCATAAGTAGATTGCCACCCAATATTATAACTGTACTGACAGTTGTTTGGAGCAGAACCTGTCACTGTTGTGCTAGATCCTGTTATATAGCTTCCAGAGATATATCCTGCTACTACATAGCTAGAAGTAGTTTGAGTTAATACTGCCGTACAGGATCCTGAAAGGCTCAATATAGAATTAATAGACCCTGTATCTGTAATAATAGCTAGTCCATGTGGGTATATAATATCTCCAACTTTACGGCGGCTGCTGCTCTCTAAGAGTACGCCCTCTCCGTTATCGTAGATGTTGTAAACTGTTCCTCCAATATTTACAAAGTACCCGGATTGTATAAATCCACCAGAGACGTAATTAATTATAGGGACGCTATTACCTAGAAAGAAAGTTCCCGGTCTAATTGCAGATCCAAAAATATCTTGAGGGATACTTACTACAAGAGCTTGGTTACCTAAACTTCTAGAAGCACTAGGATGTAGGGTAGTTTGTTTGTAATCTTCGTAAGAACTGCTATTAGTTGCTCCCGTAAATACACCTTCATAGTACAGGTGCTTAATTGATTCATAAACTAAGGAGCTATATTCCGAACTGCTTACACCGGTAAGAGTCGCAACAGCAGGATCAAATAAACTTTCAGATAGTAAACTGCTGGTGTAAGTATGGTAGACTTCTATACCGTATTCCCCTAAGCTTGAACTATTTACTGTCCAGTTCTTATAGGCGGTATAGGGGTCTATATACGCATCTTGCTTGTCGAGTCTTATAAACGTACTCATTCATTTAGAAATCAAGCTTGATTCTGATTAAAGCTTCTTTTGTAAAGTCTTTTAATAGAGGTCTAGATAGTTTTGCTACAGCAAGTAGCTCGTTATTATCATTATACATTCCTACAGTTGTTACGTACGCCTGTGGAGCGTTAATCATGTCTGCAATTCTTAAATCTCCAGAGCCTGTAATATAAGAAGGATTTGTGGAATAGTTAAACTCAGCATTTCTAACTCTAACAAATGCAAACTGAGAAGAGATAGTTTCTTTATAGTTTAGCTGGAAATAATCTCCGTTGTTAATTGCGTTATATAACTTTCTAAAGTTAGACGGTGCTGGATTTGTGTTTGAAGATAGGGCTGTGCTAATATTTAATCCGCCGTTTGCTGCTGATAGGTCTAAAGCCTTGCCATTTAGTAAGATTACTCCTACATCTGGAAGGAATAAGCCATATGATCCAGAAACTGTTTGACCAGCAAACCCTGTTCCTGTATACGCAGCTCCATTAGATCCGCTCACTACTTGGTAAACTCTACCTGCATCATTGAAGCTAACTGTGGTAGTGTCTGAGCTGTTATCTGTTAAATGTAAAGTTGTAGTAGAGTTTACTAACTTTAAGTTGAAAGATCCTGGGAGTAGGGATTCTTTAAACCTATCTCTATCTATAGAAATAGCGTAAAAATAATCAGATGTTTTGCTTCCGAATGTTAAATCCGATTCTTCATCTCCTAACACTAGTGTACGGTACTGTCCGTAGATAGTTGAAGAAGGAGATTTTCCGTCTACAGCTCCGTTATACCAGAGTGATCCAGATCCAAGCTTATGTCCGAATGCAATAGAGAACTGGGTTGCTGCTATGTCAAGTTCTGAACCTGTTTGAAATACATCTAAGTAAAATTTACCGGACGTACTATTTTCTTGAGTTGATGATGTAAAGAATGTTGTGAGTACCGGTGCGCTAGTAGACCAAACTGGTGCTGAAACTGGTTCCGAGCTTACTACTAAGTCTTCTGTGTCAAATCTTTTAAACGACATGTTATATTAGTTTAGACTTTGTTAATTACTACCGGTACAGTTACTCTTGCTCCTGAATCTCTTCCGACAATGGTAAGAGTAGTGTAGATTACTGTATTTACTCCGAAGAGTGTATTGACTGTAGTAGCGGTAAGGTTTAAGCCTGTTCCGATTACAGTTTTTGATACATTAGTTCCTAGTGTTTGAGCTGCATTTAATCTGTTAGCTTCTTCTGTGTTGATTCCTACACCAGTAAAGACAGCTGCTACTCTTGCATCAGCAATAGTGAAGGTATATCCGTTTGTTTCAAAGGTTTGATTAGACCCTAAGTAGTTTAAAGTCTGAGGGGTAATAGCTTGAGATTGTCCTTGTTTGAGGCTTACGCTAGCGATAGTAGCTAGAATTGGAAGCCTTGCAGTACCTCTTGGAAGAGTGGTCAGTTTATACTTCATAATCTGAGTTTCATCCGGGAAAGCTTCAAGGAGAGGCATATTTTCTATAGCTTCACCGTAGAAAGCAGATCCAGATGGATGAGAAGTATTGTAGAGTGTGTAATCAATCTCGTCGTCTGCTAGAGCAAATTGAGTAATGCGGAAAGAGCCGTCACCTCTTGCTAGAAGCTCTCTTCCTTTCTTAGTAAGGATAGCGTCAACTGTGACTGTGCTATTGCTTAAATATCCCATGTAGCTATTATTTTAAATATAAATAGGGTTGTTTATGGTTTGTTATCCTAACAAATCTCTTCTGAGGTTTGGTAAGATTCTTTTTAATGTAGCTTGTGTAGTGTCTGTTAGAAACTCTGGTTGAAGTATTCCTCCGGATGTACTTCCTGAAGGTTTTACTCCGGATACTATAACATTCTTAGGATCATTCACAAAAGTTCTAATTAGGAATGAATCAATAGGGTTATCCCAATCGCCTCCAAATAGATTGAAGGAGCCTGTTAAGAATGGTCTCAAAGGTGTGTCCAACTCTAATACTAAGCTTCCAGAGTTAACAAATGTACCTCCACCTTGTTTTGGGTAAAGTCCAATCTGTCCAGGTTCTTTAACTCTTACAATATTGTAAGTATATTTTTCATCGTTAAGGAATCTAATCTGATCTCCTGGTTTAACTATGAAAGGTACCTGCACTATAGGGTAGTCGTTATCCGCAGAGCCTGTACTGTATTGTTTGCTTCCGTAAATCTCTGCTATATTTGCAGCTCTACTAAACAGGTACTTGCTTCCGTTTTCCAAAGCAGCTCCTGCTCCTAGGGTAATCCAGGGATTAGATCCAGCAATCCAGTAGCTTCTATCCCAAGCTGTTACAGGGGTTACTGCTTGAAGTATTTCAAGTTTGCTATTTGACTTAATTTCAAAATCTCCTTCTTTAGAGAAGAACCTTACTCTGATTTTATCTCCAGATTGTAGAGGTACTGGTGCTCCTGATGTCCTGTAATAAGGTAGGGCTACAATTTGTACCAAGTTATCCGAAGAAGCTGTCTGTACTTTAAATTCGTAAGGATCTCCTACTAACCTAGGTCTAATTAAAGCTCCTGTACCAGAACCAATTAACGCTCCTGCTATTAATCCTGCTGATCCTAACACTAAGAGCACAGGTGCGCCGATTGCTGCTGCTCCAAAAAGAGCTGTTGCACTTCCTAAGAATCCAAAAGCTCCAAGAGCTGTTGCTGTGGCAGTAGTTCCGATTCCAACTAAGGCTCCGGCTCCGGCGCCTATTAAAGCACTACTTCCAGCAATACTAGGTCTTTTTAACTCTGTAGTTCCTTGTAGATCAACTATATTGTGCTGTAATTGTGACCAGCCACTTCCTGCGTTATATTCTACGATGATTTCTAAATCTTCTGTAGAATCAAAAAGGTTCTTATTATCTAAGCTGTCAAAAAGAACAGTTACGTTAAAAAATATGTCAAATACTGAAGTAACACCAATACTATACTCTCCTGTTGTTGTGTTGTAGCTTCCGTCGGCTCCTTGGGAGACTTGCTGATCAAATAGTACTACATATCCTGTATCGTCTTTAGTATATGTTGGTGTTTGATTAGTAGCTCTTACGTACCTACCTCTATAGTCGTTCACATTAGGGTCATCTCCAAACTGGATACTTCCTGTAGAGTTACCGCTAAAAGAACTTGAATGAGAATACACAATAGGTTCGGCTTTCTTACCGGTTTTTAATACTTTATGCTCTCCATTAACAGATGTCATATTAAACCCTAAGTACTTAGGATTATCTAAGCTTATTTTACTTTTTCCTCCATCTTTAAAAGTTTGCTGGAGTAGTAAAAATTCTTCCGATTCCGGGAGTACATCTAGGTATGTACCTTGATCATCTACTAGGTACCTAATATCTACATCTAGATGCTCTTTTACTACTGGGCTAGCATCTGTAACTTCATTAAAGTAGGTGAAGTAGGTAGATTTATTTTCCGCTACAGGTGTCTTTCCGTAGCTCACATCTCCAGGGTAGTATAGGTTAAATTCTGTACCTCGTAATTGTTTACCCACATATCTAGAACTTATAAACCCGTTACTGTTGTACACGTACTCTTGGAGGTCTGCAGGTTGAGCAGAGCCGCTTCTTAACGCATCTATATTATGTGGGGTAAGAACTCCGGATGAGTAATCTACCTGTTGAACTTTTGCTGAGTTTGTGGATACTACTGCATTATTTAGCAGAGCGTTATAATCGTTGTTATTAAATTTACCAGGTATATACGGACTTACTGTAACTTGTGCGTTGCTAATAGATTGAGTTATAGGTAACAAAGCTGGGTTAGGTGAAAATCCCAAATCAGTTGTATTAGGCTGTAATGTTATCAAAGCAATACTTCCTAAAAGCGTGGTTCCTAGTACGTAGTAGGTAGTACTACCTATTGTAATAGTGTCTACACCTTGTCTAAAAGAGTCTTCAAAATTTAAACTACCAGTAGCTGGGGAGAGTTGAATTTTAATATGGGTAGCAAAGTAGCTTCCTCCTTTGCCTTCATTCCATAAAATGGAGATGTCTCCTGCTGATAGTGGGTATCCGTATATGTAGTTATTTTCACCTACCCCAATGTAACTATAAACAGTATTATAGCTCACAACAGGATGTACAATCTCCTTAAACGGATTTTGCTCATTTAACTCTCCGGTAGTAACTGTTAATAAAGTTCCTTGAAGCTCTCCGTTGTATTTAGCTTGTTCTGTGCTTACGTAGTTATTTACAATCCCAAGTGGGGATATGTTAGACTGAGAGTAGGCTGTAGATAGATCTCCAAATACCCCTCCATCACTTCCAACTAAGGTAGCTGTTTCAATAGAAGCAGTATATTCTGTACGAGTTCCATCAAATCCAGGTACAGGGTATTTACTTCTCTCTAAGAGGTGCGGCTTAATAATAATACCAGAATCCGTAACAGCGCGAGCCGGTACGAAGTCTTTAATCATTTTAAAAAGCTGGTTGTCGTAAAATTTAATAAGTCTTACAAAATCGTAAATATCGTAACGTTCTAATCCGCCTACTACACTAGAAGCAACCGGTAGTAAGTCGTAGTATTTACGGCTTCTAGCATCTCTAGGGTCTCCTATGTAGTTATCTATATTATAGCTTCCTGTTATGTTGTTCTGTATATACTCGTTTACAGCATAAGTTGGAGAAAAACCTACTTCTAGTAGATGACTATCTTGCGTGTACTTATCATCTTCTTTATAAACTGTTATATGATTAGATAAAGTGTTATCTATTGGAGTATTGCTTACGTTAACTAGTCTTATCTTATCAACCGGTTCATAATCTGGTCCAAAATGTGGACCTGTCTCATTAGTTACTAGTTCCTGTAAAGTTTGTGTTGTTAAAAATTCTTGAAGTTCTGTTAGTAGGTACTCCGGGTAACCGTCTCTATCGACACCGCCAAATTCTCTAATACGTAAAAAATTTGAAGGAATTCCAAAACAGGTAATTAAAGCTCTCAAACCTCGTTCAGTTCCTTTTGTCTTGAGAAGGTACGGAAGGTTATGATAAATTCTCTTATAAGTCTCTAGTAGTACTTCTTTGTCCGGAGTCGGTTCGTTAGAAGCAGTTACAAATGTAGTAATTTGCTCTGACCCGCTATCGTACCACTCCCCTAACAAGAGTGAGGATAAATTAGCAACAGAAAAATTCGAAGAATATAACTTAACTCCAAAACCTTGTAATGTTTTAGCGATTAAATCTTTAGATAAGCCGTAGTTTAGTCGATTATCTCCATTGTACTTATTCGTAATATCCTTTGCATACAACCACAGTTCGTCAAAATGCTGTCCTACCATGTTGATAAACAAGGAATAGGGAGCATTAGCGTCATTCTGCCGTATAAATTCCGGGATTGTATATTCCAAACCGCTTTCGTTTAGTTCATCGTATAGGGATGCAGATGCATACTGCTCAGAATACCATGTGTCAACAGCTATATTACTGGAAGTAGTATTTAAGTATGGACGTGTTGATGTAGTTTTTGGCCAAGTAATACTTGAGCTTTCATAATACAGGTAACGTTCATATCCATCAAATTTAGATACAACTCCCTTAATTAAATTATCGTAGTACTGATTGCTGCTATTTACTACAGTACTTGCATTTGCAATACTGCCAGCAGATTGTTTTTCAAATTCGTACTGCTGTATTAACTCTACTTTGTACTTGAAGTTAGCTAACCGCTCTTTAGCAGATGAAAAATGTACAAAATTTGCAAACTCAGTGTAATCTACGTTAATACCGATACCGGTTCCGTTTACATCGGAAAAGATTTTATTTACCGATCCTGTAACCGGATACGAAAATAATTCTGTGTAGTCAAAATACTCTGTAGAAACGGTACTTTGATCTTCTAACTCGATACTGAAGTTTGGCCCTTTAATAAAAGGTACTGTGATTTCATCTTCTACGACAGTGCTTGTAATTACATATTCGATCGGTTGAGCAATCTGTTCTTCGAAAGATACGGGGGTGTTTAGAGTTATAGTAACAGCTAATGGCTGGTCTAGCTTTAAAATAATATTACCTTCGTATAAACTAACGTTAACAACTTGCTCTAAAAGAACTCCGTTTGCTATAAGTCTGAGGTCTACTACATAAGTAGTGTTAGTTATAAGTCTTGTTAATATATCGTAGGCTTGAGTTGTAACTAATGTATTAAAAGTACTTAGTCGTACCTCTGTTCTATCTGTAGAGATTTCAGATATATAAAAATTACCGGGGAGTGCAGTAGGACGTAAAAATTCGTACCGTACTGTCGTTGGAGTGATTTCTAACTGTTCTGTGAGAATCAACGAGTCTAATCCGTCAGATAATGGATCAAGTTCCACGATATTCGGTTGAATAGTGGTAACGAGTATTCTGTTAGACTGACGTACTGGTATTCCAAACTCTAGTACGGTTGTACGGAGTATGTCTTGCGTATTATCTCCTTCTACATTTAGAGTAACTTTTTGCAAGATGTCTACACCTGCTCCGGCGAAATCGTATTCTGCAGGAATTCCGTTTACGTTATATAATACTTGCGACATTACTTACTTAGTTGTGCTGATAGTTCTTGTATTTCTTCGTTTGCTTGAAGAAGTCTTTGGCGTAGGTCTGCAATTTCTGCTGTTAGCGGTGCAAGAGCAGCTGAATTATCTACCTGGTATATTTTGGAGCTCTGATTTACTAGGTATTCATGTGAGTTTATACTCCCGTAAACAGGTATTTCTAGGTATAACTTGTCGTAGAGTCTAAACAACTCTTCAACCGTCTCAGTAGGTGCTTGTGTTACAGGAGGTACAAAGTACTTAAAAGAAGTATCAACTACCTGTTTGTACTCTTTCGAGTTTACTCCTTGTTTTACTAGCTCTACTCGCTCAGCCATTACGTACTACTTTAAAAATATTTGAACTATCGTAGACAGTTGTTGTACCGTCTATTTCGCTCTTAATTAAGATACGGTAATAACGCTCTGGCTGAAGTCCGTTCATATAGATGTCAAAGTAGTTACCTGTGTTATCTGCGTTAAGCTTTGTGTAAACGTTGTCAAAATCTATAACCATCTCTTCTGTGTTTTCGTCACGAAGCCCCCAATACGCAGATTGAGGAAGTACATAGTTTGTAAGGTACGAGGATCCGGTTGTAAAAGTTCTTACAGGATATTGAGGACGTACATTCAATCTAAATCTCTGCTTACCTTCGTCTGTATACACTCCTTTGTTATTAGCAATAGTAATAACAATGTTGTCGTTTGATACTTGATCCAATCCAGTACTCCTACTGTAATTGTCCCACTTAAATTCTAAACAGGGAGGGTAGATAGTGTGGGTATTCGCAGAATAGTACTTTAAAAAAATATTCCTATCAGTCTGAAATTCTAAACTGCTTGTAAGTTTTAGAAGAAATCCATTGTTAGGTATTCCGTATAGAGTCTGCCCTATAGAGTGTGAGTAGTGTAGCTTCACAGACTTAGTTACGTCTATATCTAAGTCGTGAGTAGAGTTGACACTGTGAAATTGAGAGTGGTACAAATTAATACCTCCGGATCCAGTGTACCAAGTACCTCCTACAACATCTGCACTAGCTGAGTAAGATGCGGTTGTGTTTGGTGCTAGCGGACTAGTCCAGTATTCTGAAGGGTTTGCGTAGATCCAGTTTACTCCATCTGTTGCGTATGGAATATCTCCGAACCTACCTGTTCCTCTAGACCAGTCGTCGTATACCGGTAATGCTTCTACGGTGTACTCTACCGGTGCTTCGTTACCGTCGGCTAAATAGGCTTTTAGTGAAGCAGAAAAGTTTAAAAAGTTCTGACCTAGTGTGGCGAGTGACGCTGAAATTTCACCCTGTATTAAGCTTTTCTGTTCTTGAGTATTAAACGCTATCAAAGTTCGAGCAACATAGCTAGTATCTCCTACGTAATAAGAGTCTACTTCCATAATCTCATCTAATCCTGTGTTAAATAACGGATACCTGGAGTAGAGAGTAGCTGTTTTGTCTGGGAAAATTCTGTAGATCGCCATAGTCTATTATAAATACCTTAAAGAGAAGTTATGCGACCTTCAATATCTGTGTTAGGATACTTAAGTTCAAAAATACATGGATCGTAAGAAGGGTACACAACATTACTACGTGTTGCACTTTTAATATCGTAGGCGTAAGATGTATATCCAGTTCCGTATTTGTTTGTAATTTCAATATTTTTAACTGTCTGCACTCCTTTTACCTTGTCCAGTAAAGTGTAGAGTTTAGATATATTAATGGGCTGATTTATGCTCCATTTACTGATTTGAAAATAATCTTGTAAAGCTTCTGTACATTTCACTAATACATCTCTTCCGGTCGCAGAAGGTCTTAGTATAATTTCATACTTAATACCAATGTTAACAATAAAGGCGTCTTTAATATTAACTGCATCGGTTAACATTCTATACTGGGAAAGATATCTTTTTAGATTCTCTTTAAGTACCGGGGTTGCAGTCGTTAAGTTCCCTTGATTATTATAAGCTAATATGAACATCGATAAAGATAATGGATTGCTATCTACTATATTATCAGAGGCTGATTTTACAGATCTAAGTTGATCTTGAGTTACAAATACCTTAGCTACAGATCCAAATTTAGACGGCATTGCTAGAGCACGTACAGTATAGTCCTCTCGTGTAACTGTTCTTAGTTGCTCATTAAAAGCTCTCAAAGAGTTTTGGCGTAGCTCTTCTACTGTATCCCCGTCTTTACCTCCTGTTGCTGGGTTTGTGTTATCTACTCTAAATGTGTTTTCAAATCCTGTAGCGCTAGGAACTCGGGGAGCTCTAACCGCATTAACTACAGTTGTAATAGTATTTGCAGGTACGTTTGAACTAACTCCGCCTCCTACTAGGTACCTAATTGTTAAAGTAGTATTTACGGGAGATACTCCGTATGCTCCAGTAAACATAAAGTTAGAAGGATCGTATGCTTTGTCAATCTTGGAAATACCAATAGTCTGATCTCCTAAACCTACGTTGGTCGGATCAGGTGTAATTAAAGTATCATCTTGTCCATCCTGACCTGCTCCGAATTGAACCTGTAGTACTCCGTTTGAAGTAAATCTAGTAACAAATCGGCGAGGTGTTTTTTGAAGTTGTAACAAATATGGAGCGTCATTACGGTCCGGACCTGTGTTTACAACTTCTTGAAAGACTGTATCTTGAGCAAGATAAGGAACTTCGGTCCAAGTATTATTATTACTATCTACAATGTCCAATACTCCTAAAATATCCGTATCGGCTATAGTTAAAGTTCTAAATCTTTCAAAAGTATCAATCGTTACGTTGATTGTTCTAATTTCTGCTGAAATTGCTTCTGCTTGTTTCTTAAGAAGGAAAATACTTGGATTACCTAATAAAGTCTCTAAGACTGTTACTTCTGTGGGATCATATGAACTTGAATAGCTAAAATCGATTTTATCCTGTATTAGGAACTGAGCTATTGGGTTTGTATTACTCTGAACTACTGCGTTATTATCAACTGTAAGCGCATAATCGTAGTTGGGTACGTATTCTGTTCCAGACAGTATGGCAGGTACTTGTTGGTATATATCTAATGTAACAGAAGCTGCAGTACTTAACTTGGGACGGTATCCCATCATATAAGCTAAACTGTATAGATTTCCTGGCTCTTGAGCGTATTGGAGAAAGGTTTCCTGTAGCTGTATATCTTGGTAAAAGGATAAAACATCTCCTACATAAGATGCCATCTCCATAAACATAACTCCAGGAGATGTTGGGGAGAAATCATTGTAAGTATCTGGAAAGTAGTTTTTTGCGTAATCGATTAACTGTTGCCTGAAATCAGCAAATGTTTTATCTGAATACTGTATTTCTCGCTGCTGGGCCATTATTGTTCAAAGTTTATTGAGATTTCATCTACTATATTAGTCTGTGTAACAGTGTAGTCGAGTTTAAAATTTATGAGATTACTATCCGGGGTGCTTTTTAAAGTAAGCTGTTTAATTACAACTTGTGGAAAATATAATCTTAAGTCTGCTTCTATATTAAGTTTTGCTTCCTCTAACGTTACGTCGTTTATACCTTCGAATAAAAAGTTTCTAATACCGGATCCAAAATCTACATTCAGTACTCTTTCATTTTTTCCAGTTAGAAAAAAATTCAGCAAATTACTCCTTACTGCATCCTTAGTGGTATACGTTGAATTAAATACCGCAGATCCTTGAAAAGGTATAGCAACACCTACAGCTTTTCTAGGCTGTAAATCTAACGGATTAATTCTTTGTACCTTATAAGCCATGTTTCTTCTTATCTGCTAAATTTACAATTGCAGAGGCTTTATTAACAAAGCTTAGTTGAGAGATATCTATTCCTGCTTTAGGTGCTGCTGCTACTGCCTGTGCTACCGCTCTTGGATCATCAGAAACCGGCTTATGTGATTGTTTAGGCATGAAAGCGCTTCTGTCAAACATCTGAGCCATATTAGACGTAGCTGTTCCCATACTACGGTAGTCTTCTGAAGTCATAGATCGACTGGTCATGTTTAGAGCTTCCATGAGTGGGTTACGGCCTGTAAATTGTACCGGTTCTGATTTTGATACGGGCGGCTGGGGAGGAGTGTCTTTTTTTGCTTCAGAGAGCTCTTCTCTAATAGCTTCTCTTACAGCTTCTTTGATCAAAGTTTTAAATTCAATAGCTTTCATAATAATAAATAGATTTAACCCAGTTGGTTGTCAATTCTAAATTTAAGTTCATCAATAAGTATTTGAGTATCTGCACTAAAAGAAGGTACACCTTCTAAAACAACTATACCTTGCCTATCTAAAGCAACTGCGTACCTACGGGGTGCAAGCTGAGATTCCCCAATGACTGTTCTTATCTCGAATCTAAATCCGCGGTAAGTAGTTCCTTCTCCAGCTGTAAAAGATCTAGGGATTAATCTTGAAGTTATTTCAGGAGTAAGAGCGTTATCAGGGAGGCAAGTTAAGAGTAGCTGTTCAATAACCTGTACTAGTGCATAAACAACATCTAAAGTGGTATCTATGTACGTTACCGATTTACTAGCAGAGCATAGTCTATCGTCTAAGGCTGCTACCCTTTCTTCGTACCTTGAAACGATTTTATCTAGTAAACGATTAGCATTAATAAGAGGAGGGGTAGCAGCGATTCCGACTCCGGAAGCAGTTGCTGCTAATATAGCCGCATCGTTAGTCTTTACTGTAATTTTTAAAGACTGTAAAGATATATTTAACGCATTAACTATAGCAGATGCAACATTAATTGCTTGCTTGAACTGTTCAAAAACTCTAGTAAATGTATTTAGAAATACTATTACGTTTTGCACAATTTTAATTAACCTTTCTACTACTTCTTCGGGAGGACATTTTAACCTGTCCAAAATAAAAGTTGTTATTGCGTCTCTTACAAGTACTTCTACTTCACTAACTCCTTGCTGTAGCAGAGCCTCCTCAACTTCTGAGGCTTGTTGAGGTAGTAGTACTGGTGGTCTTCCTCCTCGGTCTCTAATATAAGCTCCTGTGTTGTTAGGAAAATTTATTCCAACTAAAGGACTTGTCCAGCTTATAATCTCTTGAAAGTCTTTATCAGTTAGTGCTGCAGCACCTTCTTTTAAGTAACGTAGTATGTGCGGAGGAAAGCCTTTTTTGGAGAGTATATATTCTATAGCGACTATAGACTGTGTCTGAGTTAGTCTCTTAAAAAATTCCTCGTCTAAATCTGTACAGGGGTTAAAGTTTTCAAATCCATATTGAGAAAAAATCTCAGAAGCTTGTGTACACAGCTTAGCTCTAACTTCTACTACACGCTCAATAGCAGCCACAGTTAGTACCTGTATAAGATCTCGGCCATCACAAGGCTGTATCTGCTGAAACTGTTCGGTTAGTGTTGGCATAGTTAGGTTAAAAATACTTTTTTGGATAGTAACCTTTCTCTCATACTGGTAGAGCTAGTTTTTAACCAGGTTGCTAATTCTGTAGCTCTTCGTATACCATCTGCGTTATTTGTAACAGATGCTAATATTACCAAGAAGTCTGAAACGTTTGAAAGATAATCATACGTGGTTAATAGCTCTTCTATTAGTTCATCTCCTCTAACAGCGGATTGCTGAAGTGTCGGGTTTAAAGATTCTCCGGTCAGTCTTACTGTAGGAGCTTCTATGTTTACGGTAACGGTAGCATCGAGGTGTACTTCTTCTCCAAGTAGGCCTACATTTCTTTTTGCAGATAGTAAAATACTCTCCTCACTGGCGTTAAAATAAAGTCGACCACTGTTTATTAAAACTTGCTTACCTGTATACTCTTTGGCAGCTGCAGGAACTTTACCTAGTGCATAACTAGTACTCTGAGGTCTCTTCCATTCATAAGGTGCTTCTAGAGGAATAGTATGATTACTAGCTAAGTAAATAGAAGCCGGATCTAAATTAACATCTTCAATTATATAAGAACTACCTTCTGAGGTATTTACTTGTCCGTTTGCAATTATTAAGACTGGTTGGCTTGCAGAAGGAGAAGTCCAGGGTGTAGTCGAGAAGTTTTCGGAAAATCTAATACTTTGACCAGTTCTTCCTTCTAATATAATGTCTCCAGGAAAGGGTTCAAGCGGGTTAACATCCACTTTCTCGTAGAATTCAGGAGCTAGTTTAGGTGGTGATCCTGCATCTGATGTGGCTCCGTGCTGGGGATGGTTCCATATATTAACAGGCGGTAGGTAGTAATCTAAACTAGTTAAATTCCCTGAGCTTTCGGCGCCTGGACCTTTAACAATCTGTACAAATTCTCCAGCTAAAGGCACGGTAGATAGGTAGCTGAGCGCAGGAAAAGCATAAACTACTTTACCACTCTTGCTATCTGCACATCGTATTTGATTTACACTTAGTGTACTATCAGTGTAATGGTTATCTAATACTTTAGCAAATTTTAAACCAGTTCCTGGGTTATATTTACGTGAATCTTTTCTAGATTTCGTATTTCCAGTTAAACTGAGGTTTCTAAAATCAGCCATTACTTCTGCTCTACTATTGCATTAGCTTGTTCTAGAATCTGAGCTAGTTCTTCTGCTCCTAATTCAAATCCTGCTGTATCGCCGGATGTCTTAGCGTTATCCATCCTCTGGACGATTGTAAGCATCTTAACCAGCATTTCATCGTTTCTAACTCCAATCTCTAGGTAGTTAGCGATCATAGGTACTACTAAGGTAGCGTCTCCAATATTTTCAATAAGAGGCTTGAGTTCCCCAATGAGAGCATTGATCTGTTTATCTTTTTTCTTAGAGTTGTTATATATCTCCTCTAGAACGTTAGAAACAGTTTTTCCGTTAAATAGCTCCTTGTCTAGTGCCATACTCTTTCTTTATAAATAGAAAGGTTAGTTTTTTAAGTCCACCATACCTTCTTGCTCTAAGGCAGTATATAGAGTGTAGAACTCTTCCTTGAGTATGTTTATGACCTTTGTTAAGTATGGAGTCTCAGTACCGGTCATTTCCCGTATGTAGATGTATAACGCTTTCTTTTTAAAAATATCTAAATCGTAACGCTTTTCAAATAACGTAAGAACGGCATCAGCTACCTTTCGGTCAGCTTCCTTAGGGAACAGCGCTTCTAACTTACTATATGTACGTTCGACGTAAATATCTACGATTTGACGCAAGGTTAAAGCGTTTGGATGTACATAATTAACTTCAAGCTCATACGTTCCATTAAAGTCTTCAACAGGAGCTAGTGATTTTAAACGCTTATAGTTCTTGTTATTGTAGTTAATCAAATGCCTCTTTACAATTGTCCCGAAGTATGAGTAAGCTTTTGCACCCCTAGTAGGATCAAACATATGAATCTTCTCCTCCACTAATAGGGAAATGACCTCGTGTTTTAAATCTTCGAGGTCATCTACATCGGTGTAGTAAAATCTAAAGGTGTGAATGATGTTTTCTACGAGTTTGTAGAAAGGGTAGTATATTTCATCCGTAAAAATCTTCTGTCTGAAGGCTGTATCGGTTGAATTGTTATATGCTACTATTGCATTCTCTGTATCTTGCGTGAAATAATTTGTATTACTCTTCTTTCTCCCCATGAGTTATCTTATGTTGTACTCATCGAGCGTATCTTGTATAGCTTTTAAATTAGAGAAAAAGAAGCCGACTTCGTCATCTGATGAAAAATGACCATTTGCATCGACTTCGCGTAACCTTTTTGATGAATCCTCTATCAAGTTTGCAATTCGCTCGACGTATATTTGCTGATTTTGAACGGTATCCTCGTATTTTTCCAATTTTCGTAGAGTATTCCACGTGGTAAAACCTAGGATTACTACTAATATAGTTAAAATTATGATTGAAACCAACATTTTTTAAATATTTTGTAGTAGATTACTTAATCCTTCTGAAGATTTAACAGTTTTACCGGTAGAGGTACCTGTTTTACCTACATTTGGAGTACTTTTACCTCCTGTATTCAACCATCGATCATATTCAATCTTAGAAGCCATGAAGTCAGCTTGGTGGAGAACGTAGACGATGTTGGTTTTAAAGCGTGAATCTGGGTTATGACTGAAGAAGTACGCCTTATTTGCATCATCGTAGATGCCATCATGTAGTCGAATACCTAAATACTCTTTCTGAGACATAGAGATACCGTATTTCTGGAGGAGAAACAGAGAGCGGTCTTGGATAAGCATGAAATCGAGGGAAGTATTGATAGAATACTCCTCTTTTAGTTTATCCCTACGCCAGTTATCGGTTTGAGGAAGATATCCATCCTGTTCTCCGTCCCCAATCTTACCTAAATCATGATTCAAAGCGGCAAAAACGAGTTCCTCTTCAGTAAAATCGATATTTGCACCAGAAACACCCCAGAATTTAGCAGTACGAAGAGCAATTTCAACTACTCTATTAACATGCTCTACATATCCTCCAGGAAATGCATTATGATACCATGATTTTGAGGAAGCCGGAGCAAGAACCATGTGATCAGCTAAAGATTCGTAAAGATTTTTAAGTTTTTCTCTACGTTCCCCGGTAATATACTCTTCAACGTATTGAAGATGGCGATTCCAATTAGATTCTACTTGTTCGGGTGTAAGTTGCATAATTAAGCCTTAAAATATTCTTCCTCACGGTTAAGCATAGTTTGCATATCTCGAAGGATCTCTCGAGCCTTATCTAAATCTTGATAAGCTTGATCTCTATCTAAGGTTGCAACACTATATTCAATTTTCTTGATTTGTGATTCAAGACGATTAATTTTTTCTTGGTATAAATTTTTGTTTTTCATAAGTACTTAATAATTATTAATCTTTATATATAATATATTAATATTAATTATATATTCTTTTTACTCTCCCCTTTTTCTCCCTCCCCTTCGTTTCAAATATACGAACTAGATCAATACGAAACAACTGTTTGATAAAAAAGTTTCCCACACGCGCCGCGCCGCGCGAAAAGTCGCCACGCAAATCTAGTAGCGAAAAGCATCTCCGGTCTTCATTTGAGAGCCTAATAACTCAATAACTTCAATAGCGCGGTCTAACGTAACTTCAAAGAATTCACGAGAGGAACCTTGATCACTAGTCCGGCGATAGTCGGCTAGATACTCATGAACGGAATGCTCTAGCAGATAATCATTCTCTACCGGGAGTGAATACCGAAGCTTCCATTCGGAAACAACACCGGCTCCGTTAATCTGTGCAACTCTACGCAAGGG